GGGCGCCAGCCTGCACGACCACCAACCGGGCCTTCAGCGAGTCAATGAAGTCTTTCGTGTCGGTGGCCACAAGTTTGGAACTGGTAGCGCCCAGGGCGGCGCGGGAGTTGATAACGAAATCGGGAACCCCGATCCCCTGCACTCCTTCGTTCTGACGAACGGCCTCTTCGTGCATTTCCTTTTCAAGGCCGGTCAGGCCGCCCCGGTAGGCAGTTTCAAAAATGGCCTTCCGGAAACTGTAATCCTTAAAGGTCTTTTTCTCGGTGATGATGCTCGGGGCTTCGATCACGTGCCGGATCGCCATCTTTTCGATGCGCTCTTCACGGGCGATGTCGAGATCCAGCGCGTCAATATCGCGCGCCATTTGGTCAAACGCGGAGTTGTCCTCCGCGGTACGTTCAGCCTTCGAGGTCAGTTCTGCCATCTTCGCCTCAAGGGCCGTCCGCTTCTGTTTCAATTCTTCGGACTTTTTCATTTTCTGAACTTTTGTTTAATTGTTAATAATTAGCCTCTCCGGCTTTTTTGATAATATTTCATTGCTTTCTCTGTAAACTCCAGCTTCGATTTAAGCGTTTCAATCTCCGCCTGCTGGGCGATGATCTGCCCGCCGAGGCGCTGAATCTCTTCTTTATCCTGCCGCGCGGTGGTTTCCTCTTCGATGGTCCGGCGCAGGGCGTTAGGGTTTGAGGGGATGTTCACGATTGAAAATTCCATCAGTTCCACGGCACTGAAATAGTAAGTAGGATTCTTCCCATTGACCGCCTGTTCGCCTTCACCCCATTTGCCGGGGGCCGTTTCGCGGAAACCTACCGATGTGGCTTTCAGTGTCCCGTTTAGGACTTTGCGAAAGATTTTTTCTGCAAGCGGGTTAATATCTTTCGGCTCAAACGTCACGCGCCCGATCAGCTTCCCGTCTTCGGCAAATGCTTCACCCGGCCCCAGAACTTTATCGGGGTCTGGATCGAAGGACCCGTAAACGTCGTGTTGGTAACCAACAATCCCGTTGCGATTGAAATTGTCCAGGTTCCAGGCCGATATTGGGATGACAGTTCCGTGCCGGTCGCGGGTTTCGTCGCTGATCACAAATTCCACGGTCCGCGTTTCTTCGGCAATTTTGCGGTCAAAGGCGCGGATCTCTCCGGTTATGTATTTCCTATTTTCCATTTTTTGGCGTGTTAAGATTTCCAAGTAGTTCGGGGAGGGTCATATTTGAGGGGACCAGATATTCATCGAGGCCGTCCACGGGATTCAGGTTTTCGAACTCGCGGACCTCGTTGCGGGACATCCATCCATCGAGAACAGCCTTGTGATACCAGTCTGACTGCGCGGCCAAGTCACCCCGGAGCAGCCCTTTCAGGTCGAATTTTACATCAATGCGCTCCGCTTCACCTTCAGGGAATAGCTTGCGCTCAATCTCGGTTTCAAAGCGTTTGCACTCCGGGCGAAGTCCGTATTTAACGAACTGAATGTCCTGCTGTTCCGTGTTGGTGAATGTCGAGTGCGTATGTTCGGCCAAAAGGGAAACAGGGACTTTCCAAATCCGGGATGCGTCCTGTATAGAAAATAATCGGGTTTGTATAGCCTGCGCCGCGTCGGGGCTGATGCCGATGGTTTTGTACTTTAGTCCGTGTTCGAGAATAGGAGTCCCGTGGTCCCCGGCTTCCGCTATCCGTTTGGCCACCCTTAAATAGCTGGCGTCGGAGAGTTCCCCGTCAGTTTCGATAACCCCCCTTAATGCCCCCTTTTTATTGAAATATTCAGCGGCGAATTGCTGACCGGCCAGTCCGATACCGATACTTTGGGCGTGGTATGTCACGGGGTCAATGCCTACAATCCCGTCTTTTGAGAATAACTTGACGTGGAGGATGTCGTCTGCGAGGTAAGTCCCTGCGGTTTTCCCTTCCGTCACTTTGTAAACGACGTCATACCCGCGGGTCATCACCATTACGGAACCGGGATGAACCGGGTGCAGGGCCTTTGGGAAGCCATTACCTGCCCATTCGATGACGGCGTAGGCGTTGCCCCACCCGGCGACACAGGATTCCATGTACTCCCAAAACACGAAATCGGTCATGTAGGAGTTTGGCCGGTGGTGAATAAGGGAATAAACGGGGTGCCTGGTCAATTCTTTCTTTCCCGTGGAGGTGCGCTCATATACGGCTTTTGGAAGGGAGGCCAGATTTTCGGCTTTGATGGAAATAGCGGCAAAGGCGCCGGTAAACGTAAGGGCCGTGTCGTGGTCAACCATTTGCCCGGCAGCGGTCATGCCACCATTGCGCGGAATGTACGAAGAAGCAGGCATTACCAGCAATCCGCGCGTTTTCGCGTAATCTATCAGGCGTTTTTCAATGAAAGCGGGTAACCTCATTGCGATATATTGGACCAATTATCGCAAAGGTAAAGATTATTTTGACGCCTGTCAATTTGTTAATAACAAACTTTTATGCAAAAGTCGAAAATAACTTTACTTTACCTGTCCCGATTATCTCTGAAACTCCTAAAACTCGCGTACCTCCGTTGTCCGAACTCCCGCTGATATTCAGACTCAAGCATCTCATATACCTGTTCATGGGTAATTCCGGGGTCCCTGATCCGCATATCCGCCAGGGTGGACCAAAACAGGGAAATGAATCCCTGCTTTGTCGTCATCTGGATAATTCGCGGCGGAACCATCAGGCATTCTCCATCAGTTCGTTCACAACATCGACCCGGAGCCTGTTGACGTGCTTCAGGTCGTAGTATTCCCGGATATAGTCGAGCGCCTGATTACGGTATTTGTTGTAGCTGATCTGCTCCCGGAGCAGGAAGTCCAATTTCTCGCCGTAGTCCTGCGGATCCTTATATTTGATCGTCCCCGGTATAACATTCCATTCTTCCCAATCCGGCACAAGGCAAACCGCCCCGGAGAATGTCCCCTCTAAAGCCGCTATGTTGCTCTTGCAATGATTGAAAAAGTCGTTATATAGGGGGACCTGCATCACCCGCGGGCGGTATTCCTTCAGCCATTTGAAATACAAAACCGGATCTTCCGGCTTCCGGTATTTTTTATTGGGCAGATAAAACTCCCATGGGTTGTACCCGGCATAGACAAAGTTCCAATCTTTGTATTTGTCCTGCGCCTGAAGTATCTGGATTTCGTGAACCCTCAGATCCATACGGTGAGAGTCCCCACCACGCCACAAAACCGTTTTCTGCGTAGTGCCCTGCGCTGGTTCACCGATAAAATCAAATGGCAGGGCATTGGGTACAACCCGGACATTTTTGTTAAGCGGGCCATATAGCGTTTTTAAGGCCGCGGTGGACACCGTGATCACGTCGGCAAGTTTGGCTATCTCTGCGAGGTTCTGATGCACCTTCTCGTCGGAAAACGTGTCAAAAGCCCGGTTATTAGCCTGCGGAATCTCAAACAAATTATCGTCGTAGTCGATCCAAACCGGAATGTGCAGGTCTTTCAGAAATCTGGTCAACGGAAGCGAGGCATATGGCCTCTGCTGGAATACGATGTCGTACTGCGTAAGCGTAGACCACGTGAGGTTTCCGATCTTGCTTATGTCGTGGGTGTCGATGGTCAGGCCCGGGATTTTACGCATCAGGTCCCGGAATACACCGGCGGCCCTGTACCATGATGTAGTGTCGTCTTTCGCGATGGTTAATGCTAAAATTCTCATATTTGTTAAAAATTAAGGATTTTCAAATCTGAATCTTTGTATGGCTCCGGCTTCGCCCCGCTCATATATCCGCCGATGGCGTTGATAATCGCTGTCAAACCGTCTATTTTGTTCATTGATTTCGCCTTGTGCAGTTTGATATTGTCGTTTGCATCCGTCACAGCTACCGCGTTGCGGAACATCCACCGGAGTACAGGGTCATTCATCAGATCGACCTCCGCACTCTCCACAAGCCGCTGAAGTTCCCGCGTCGGCTCGCTCATGGTCTTAATCGACTGATTGAACTCATCCAAAATGTTATTCAACCCCGCCTTCTGAAGCCCCTGCACCGTCCCGTGGTATGCTTTTGCCGGGTCATAAGCAATATTCCGGCAGTTCACACCCCGTATAATCTCGGTGATCTTCTCCACCTGCGCGTCTATGTCGATAACATTCCCCTCCGTCACGAAGATCCTGCCTTCCGCAGCCCATGTTTTATAATCCACTCGGTCGGCATTTTCCTCCATCTTCGCCTCTGGAATCCAATAGTACAGTTTAATCGCCTTTAACTCCGGAAAATACAGGGCTAGCGCGTTTATATCAACATGACTTGCAAGGTCCAACCCGGCATAACATGTTTGTCCAACCAGATCGGCGTCTGTGGTCCCGTTGCTACACTTTCTTACCTTCTCGTCTTGAATCCAGACGGTCGGCGCGTCCACCCATTGATTCAGGTTCTTCGTTTTGAAATTTACCTCTTCCGACCCGCCCCGATTGAGTGCAGACTTAAATTCCTCTTCCAGATATTCGGCAGATATGCTTATGCCCATGTTTGGATTGGACTTAGCCCATGTTTTCGGATCCTTCCAATCGTCCCCCTCGTCGGCGGAATAGATCATCACAAACGTATTTTCTTGCTTTTTGATCCCCAGAAGCACGTCGATATAAATCCTTCGCATCAGAAAACAGGGCGATGTTTTGTCAAACCCAGCAGTCGTAATCGTAAAGATCATAGGCTGTCGCCGCGCCCCGGTCGCAGACTTTAAGACGTTGTAAAGCATATCAGTTTTATGCGCGTGGTACTCATCCACGACGGCAAAGTGCGGGTTTAATCCGTCCAGTTTGTCGCTGTCAGCCGCCAGGGGTTCCATTTTTGACAGTGTGCTTTCCATCGTCAACGCCGACTGAAACCGCGCGATCTTATTCGATAGCGCAGGGCTTTTGCCTACCATGTTCCGGGCCTCCGTCCAGCATATTTTAGCCTGATCCCTTTTGGTTGCGGCCGTGTAAATCTCGGCACCGTCCTCTCCGTCCAGGACCATCATATACAGGGAGAGGGCCGCGGCGAACGTGGT